CGTCATTTATCAATAAAAGTCCTTCTGACGGAAAATCACGTGTAGATTCAACGTCAATTGTCGTAGAACTTGTTGTAACAGCTGAAATTAGAGTTGTAGTAGTAACTAATTCTCCATAATTGTCAATATTATAATAATCTGCCCAGTTTTGAATTATATCGAAGCAATATCCTTTTAATTCTTGTGACTTATAGTATTCTCTGACAAAATCAATGAACGTAGGAAACTGATCCCTTACAAAAGAAGGAAATTGTCCTGCGATATTGGTTGATATTTTGGATCTCGACTCTGGACTGACTTCCGATGGTACAGGCGGTTGTGTAACCGTTGTAGTGGGCGTCGTCCACGATCCAACTCTCCAAGAACTACTTGTCATATTAGATTAATAGCTAGATTCTGGAATTACACCTGTTCCAGAAAGATTTGAACCACTACTGATAGTATCTTCTACTACAGTAATTACTGAGTTATCTATACCCAGTGTAATATAGGTTTCTCTAAGGGAAACAAGGTCATTTGATTTAGGCACTGCTTTTAATTGTAATGTGTTGTTTGTTACAACAGTTGATTGTAAGATTAAATCATTAATTACAATTTCACCCATATCATAATCAACAGATCCCCATAATCCATCAATGTATTCAAACTCACCAGTTCCCTTAACGTAGTAAAGTCTCAATGTGCCCGCACCATCATCATTTAGATAATAGGTATTGATATCATCACCTACAATTTTAAATCCACTAGAAATAATAGCGGGATCTGTAGATGTTTGTTGATTAATTCTGTTTCCATAACAGATTTTATAGTTCACACGTTGGTTTAGATCAACTGTAATATTCTTTCTCATCATTATACGAGTAATATTACTTGTAATTGACCTCTCTGAATCGTCAATGATGTTCTGTGCCTTAGAATACTTGAACTTACCACCGAATTTATTAAACTCACCACTAGAATTAAGTGCAGTTAATGTAACAATAACAAGATTCTTGATTTCTGCAGGAGTTCTGCGTGTATTATTGGGGTTGTAATACACAAAACTCACCAAATCTACGTATAATATGGATGGATCAATGATTGTAGGTTGAATTGCAGCAACAGAATACTCTCTGAGCTTCTTTAAAACAGAGTTTTTCTCAGAAAGTGACAATTTATCAGCATTTTTTGGTTTGATTGCCAAAAATACCTTACCAAATTCGGGAGGTTCCGCTTCTTCTCCACCATAACATGCGATGGATGACACGTTTGGATAGATTTGAGGTATGATTGCCTCATAATCTTGCGTAGAAACTGCTCTACCAAACGCAGAATAGAATTTTGGAGCACTAAATTTGATAGATTCCGTAGTTTCTGGTGCTGATCCTCCGTCTGGGAATGAAACTGCGGTAATTGTAATGCCAGAAGATATCGCATTTCCTACATTATCACGATATGTTCCGATATTTTCAAAAACTTTCAGTCCGTTTGCTCCATTTCCAGATGATGTTGTATATCTTACTGTTACAACATCGCCATTTGTGAGTGCTTTTCCTATAACTCCGTCACCAAATAGTATTTCTGGTATTTGATATTCACTTTCCTCTAGGAAAAATACCTTAGAAGTAGAATCAATCTTAGTAATATCTGTTGCTTGTAGGTATTTCTCTGTAATTGTACCAGAAGTTACCTCTACAATCATGCTTGTAGTGTCAACTTTATCGTTTGTAAGTATAAATCTCTGTCTCTGTGAAGTATCTTTTACAAAAGTATCTGTTAAAAACAGACCTTCAAACAAAACTGTGTTAGAAAATGTTGCAATTCCTGTCAAACTATCTACAGATTGCGATGTATCAGTCGGAATTGAGAAAACAAAGTTGTTATTATCCAATCCTGTGAAGTTCAAAACCAATCCTGCAGAGATTGTGACTGATTTTGGGTAAGGAAATGGTGTTTGTACTGCAATGTCAACTGTAGTGCGTGCTGATCTTGCCGATTTTGGTGTATAACCAATCATTCGAGCAAGTTTTACAACGTTTTCACGCAAAACTGCCGTCTCTAGGAACCCTTCATTGACTGCAAGGTTAGCATTTACTGCTGTATAGTACGTATTGTATGCTAATGTGTCAATAAGCACTGTCAAAGACGATCCTTCAAAGTCATAATCACTAAATTGATCTTGACTTTCTAGATATTTTTTGATTTGTGCCTTGATTTCGTTAAATTCAAGAGCATTGACTTGATTAAATGCCATTATGGTTTAAATACTACACTGATATCATCAAATTTAGGTGAAAGACCTAAGATCAAATAACTTACAGAACAATTCAACTCATTACGATCTGGTTCAAAGTCAACATCTACGGATACTGCTGTAACTCTAGGTTCGTGGATCTCAACTGATTCTTCAATTCTATTCTTTACCTCTAGTTCCATAGAAGGAGTAGAGTTCTCGAATAATAGTCCTATTATGTTCCCACCGAAGAATGGGTCAAATGGTTTCTCATAGAAATTGTAAAGAACAATATTCTTGACTGATTCCTTTATTGCAGCTTCGTTCTTAAGTGCCAAAATATCGTTGGTCACTGCATTCTTTTCAAATGTTAAAGAGAAATCCCTAAAGGACTTCGATATCAAAGACATCTCGAACGAAACAATTCTTTATCAATTGTTATTTATACTCGTTTCTCGAAAGGTTTACGTTTCTTACCCTGTCTGTCACTACGAGGATCGGTAATTAAGTATCTACAGTACTCATTACCATGATCGTAGAAGTGATCAGACATGTCGACAGGAATGTTAGCATTCCTTTTACCATCTACAATTCTATTTGCCTTGGCCACGATACCTCTTCTTTGCCTTGTTCCTAGACGTGGCACTATACTTCGTGTGTTGACCACGACCTTGTGCTGTTTTCTTTGGTTTCGATTCGATACTGTTTCCAGTGTTCCATGTCATTGCCATAAATTAATTCATCCTGCGAATACGTTTGGTGATCCTGCTGCCACAGATGTGCAACCTGATATTCCATCTCCTACTCTACCACAACCTTTGCCATTTATTTTGACAGTAGAACTGCCACTTGCAATAGCAGCGGAGTGAGGTGGACATGGACTGCCTGGTTTTAAGTGTGTGGTATTCTTATCTCCTTGTCGAGAGATAGGTCTGCCATTACAGAAGACATTAGGACTACCCTGTGCTCTAGACATTCCAGAACAATGGGCAGCATCTGCATCTCCTACTCTTGTGACTGCGGGCATCTTACGTATAGTAATTTGAAATGAAGGAACGTATTCCTTCGTACTCATTATTTATCTTCAATTCCAAAGTGAATGTTACAGGAGTCTGTGCAACTAAGTTTCCTACAGGTCCTTCTTCCCATTGCACCGTAACAGTAAACGTCTCAATATAAGGTGTAGTATTATCTTGGTTCAAGTCATATAACAACTTATCAGAAGGCATATTATCTACCTTGGTTACAGTCACAGGAATCTTTGGATAGAGTGAATCATCTGTACCTTTCTCGACATAGGTAAATTGATCCTCAAATGGATCCTGCAACGTGCCACCTATATTCACACTTGTAGTGCCAGATGTAATCACAAGGTTTGGTTGTGTACCTGCTACACTTGCAGTTACATTGGTCACGTTTGCTACATTCGGTGACGTTGCTGTAGCACTTGCACTTACAGTTTGATTCATTGCAAAGTTAGGTCTCGTAATATCTGCTAGACCAGTTACTTCATCTGGGGTTATCGTTACACTCACTTCCTTTCTCTTTTAACAAGTTCTTGTAGGTACTCAGACCATTTGCTCATTTCGATATGTTCAGCAACGCTATGAGGTTCGGGCGGTACTGTTGGTTCAAATGATATGAGGTGATCGAATGTATCGGGAAGGTCACCACACCTATCGAATTCGAGGAGTTTCCCCTCGTCCTTAATTACGAACTTTCCTTCTAGAGTATCCATGCCTAGATTAAACATAGTTTTTGAAATATTTAGAGACCTACGCGGGGTTAACGCGGTTATTACCAATTCGTATCATCAACCTCTGTCAATCCACCGACAGTATATTCGACTATCTCTGTGATCGTCTTATCGTGCTCAAGCACAACATCTACGAGTCTCTCATAGTTCCCATCGTCAGTTCTCTTCATGAGAAGTTTAGAACCAGACACCTTTCTCTCCAATGCCTCCAACCTCTCTAATATCTCATCATACTTTCTATCTGTATGTGTATGGTAGTCGCCTGACATGAATCCTCCTAGTCTTGTTTGATGTCAAAGTGCCATCTGATATGTTTAATGTAATCAAATGTATCTCCTATGTCCTTATCGCAATCTGTTTCATACTTTCTATCGCAGAGAAACTTACGTAAATCGTAGATACTGTCATATGTACCTACTTCGTCAAAAGAATCGTCATATAGAACGTAACGCATAAGAGAAAAGGAGATGTTGATTTATTTATTATATCTTGAAACTAACACATTGTCAAGTACAAAGATATCCTACAACATTGTCTGGTAGGTCCTCTAAAGGTATCATAGGTCTTGTAACTACTCCTCTCATATTGTCTGCAATCTTCTCCTTCTTCCATTTGGTGTATGCTTCTTTCTGACACCAGAGATCAAAGAATATTTCCATATCATCAGTAACCTCTGTAGGGTCAAAATACCTCCGAGAAATTTTTT